TGGGGATCATCAATGATCAATAAGTCAGCTCCTCTTCCTGTCATGGCACCTCCTACCCCTACCGCAAAGTACTCACCTCCTTGCGCTGTTTCCCAGCGACCCGCTGCCTTCGAGTCTTCTTGCAGCGTAGTTTCAAAAATTTCCTGATATTCTGGGGAATCGATAACATGTTTAGCCTTACGACCAAATCGTATGGCTAATTCTGCTGTATGGGTAGCTTGAATTATTTTTAATTTTGGATTCTTTCCAATCATCCATGCCGGTAGATAATTAGAAGCAAATTCTGATTTTGTATGCCTAGGTGGCATATTCACAATTAATCGCTTATTTTCTCCAGAAGCGATCTTATTAAATTTTTCAGAAATAATTTTGTGATGTTCACCCCCTATAAACTCAGGCCAGATGTAATGGATAAATTCCATAAAGTCCCCTGACACCTTCTTTTGAAGTTTTGTTTCATCAGCTTTACAATAAGTCTTTAAGAACTCTTTTTGCTCATCCAGGGGATATGTATGTATTTTTTTAATAAATTCTTCGTTTTTGTTCATATAAGGAACCGTTTATAAAACCATTACCATGACTCTCTGAATTAAGCAATAAAGGGTAAAGTTGGGACCCCTATTTTTCTGTTTAAGGGGGTGGGCCCTCCCCATGTGGTGGGCCCGGCCCCGGAAGCTGGTACCTCTATGAGTTTCCCTCCCCCCTCCCGAGCCCGGGAGTCTGGGAGGGGGGGTGGGGGTGGGGGCGCAGGGGTGGGCCCTCCCTGTTGCCATTGTGCAACACACACGAATAAAGTGAGGGATATTATAAGATTAAGGTTGACACAAGATATGGTAGGTATTTAACACGCACAAAAAAAACGAGGCGACGCAAGTCGCCTCGTTCCTGTTTAACTTATTGGGATAAGTTATTCTATAATTCTTTTGGATTAGTTATTAAAGTATTATTATATTGTTGTTCAGTAATTGGTATGCGTTCACCAAGTAAATCATTAACAAACCTATGATTGATATGATTTGAACCATTAGGATTATAATTATAATCATAGTCCTTATACCAAGCATTGTCGCACTCAACTTTCTTCGGCTCAGTTATTCTACCAAAATGATTAATGGCTCTATCGCCATTATCTTCAAACCAATCATTCGCACAAGTTTGAGAGCAAAAGTTATTATCATAAATCATAGCTGATCTTCGTCTAGTTTGATAACTCTTGTTTCCTTTTGTGCCACGAATACGATCTTTTGTTCTGTATTGGTGGCACTTTGTTCCTTGACAATATTTTAAAGTCATTAGTTTAAGACTAAAGTTTGAACGTCATTAAATTCCCATTTATGAGTTGCAGTTCTATATTGTGTCTTGCCAAATTTTACAGTAGCCCAAACATCAACATAGTTGAAACAAGGATATCCACCTTTAGCAGTAAATTCTTGTTTGCAAACATCATCAATAGTTGCTTTACGTTCAATCACACAGCCGTGTTTGGTTGCGTAATATTTGATATAAAAGATTGCGTCTTTAGAAGGGGATTTCATCTGTGTCCTCTTTCTTTTTGCTTTCTTTCCATTTCTTAAACTCAACGTGGTCTTTGTCATCTTGTTCAAGTTCTCTACTAATTGCATTTCCAACAACGTCAAGAACATTTTGTAGTTCTTGTTTTGTGTCAAGCATTAGAACTTTTTTAATGACATCTATTTTTAAGTTTGACATTTTACTTTCTCCTTTATTGTTAAACATAGGATATTATACTATATATCCTATGTCTATGTCAAACGATTTATTGTGTGGATTGTTGTTGATTATATGCTTTACGCAAAGCTATTTTTTGTTCTCTTGAAATAGATTTATTCTTCATACCTTTTATTCTATCAGCAAGATTTTTCGGATTGTAAATCACTAAGCCAGTTGAGTTGGTTCTGATTATTTCTGCGTCATTAACCGACAAGCCAAGTTCAGTACATAACTCAATCGCCTCATCAAGATACCTATAACCTTTTAAACCAAGTTTAATTTCTTTCATTTGATCTAAAATACTTGTTATCCATTTTTCGTGTGCAGTTATCAGCATACCTTTTGCCTCTTGCCATATCATCAAAGTATCAAACTCTTCTTTGGTACAACCGATTGATCTATCACGACAATATTCACGACCAATTAAATCAAGAACATAATCATTGTTCCACTCTTTAGCAAAAGAAGTTTCATTTCCACTCCCACCATTTAAGCCAAGATATTTTTCGTTTGCGTCATCAACTTTAGTCCAATATGGATTTGAGGGTTTGTCTTTTTGTTCAATGTTTATATCCGGATTACAACCCTCTCTATTTTTAAGTTCATCACGATACATAGCATTAGCAAAATCACTTTGCCTACTATTTTCACTACCATTGATATTTCCATTGAGTTTAAAATCAAAATGACGTTCAATGTATTTGTCTTTCATTATTGGTTTGTCATTTTCATCACGACTTTCCTCTTGACCTTGATAACCAAAATGGAAACAACTATCTTTCGCAATAGTGTCCACATTTTGAAACTTGTTTTGTAGATGATATGCCATTTCAACATCTTTAGGTGTATAGTGTCGTCTAACTATACTTTCAGCAAGTTTCCACGTTTGGTCTTGAAGAGGTTTCATACGTTCACGTAACTGGTCAAAAGCCTCTCTTTCTTGCGTATGTTCTTGTTCAATATGAACACGCATACGAGTTCCGATTTTATTTCTGTACTCGGAATTTAGTCTTATTCTAGCCATAACTTTTTTCCTTTCTATTAAGTTAAAAATAAAGTTATAAACCTCTTGACATCAATAGTCAATAGGATTAAATGGGATTTGTAAATTAATATGAATAAAAACTATTAATAACAATTAGAGTTGGCTTATAATTGGTTGACTATATGCACAGTTATAAGCCACAGAAAGAATGTATGATAATTTATGGAAAGCCATTAAGAGAATTTTTTAAAGAGGGTTGGAATGTATTTCCACCTTGGCTATGGGCATTGAATATTTTTGCCATAGCTTTTGCCCTCGGGGTGATCTTTTGGTTGTAGATAGTATTTTTTTCTATCCAATGTTATTTTTCATTGGATTGGCAATATTATTTCTATTTGATATTTAGGCTCCAAGCGCTTGAGCCCGGATCACACAGGTTTAGCCTAGTGAGATCTCAAAGCAGGATACGCACGCAAGGCACTGCAAGCCAGTGTACAACTAATGTGTGGTCCGGGGTCAAGCGATTTACTCAGCTAGCGAAAGTAGACGTATTCCAGGGTGTTCTACTCGCTTGACCACTTCTAAAAAAAAATAAAACATAATAATGAGTCCTCAAGCGCGCGCGCACGCAAATCCAATTAGGTTTCAAGCGGGTGGGCCCTCCCATTAGGGTGGGCCCGCCCAGTATATATTAGCCGCCATCCCCAACCACCGGCCAAGTATATAGGATTTTATGGGTTAAGTCAATCACTTTATACGCGAGTAAAAATAAGGTTGACAGCATCTGGGCTCTGGGATATAATGGGATCTTAACAGGAAGGATACATATGCAAATAATGACAGTGAAGGCAGGGACCATTAACTATGGAGACCTGAAAAAAAATGATCAAATAAGATCTAAGCAGCTGGGCCAGCCCATCGACGGCAAGCTCTTAGAGTCCCCGAAGCAGGGACGCGGATTAAAAAAGACCATCCTGATCTGGTCCAATGGTTCACAAATTGGGATGTTTGATGAAGGCGGCAGCGTCTGGGCTACAGACATTGTTGAAGTACTTCGTCAGGGGACCTGGCACCGGGTGACTGGACAGCCAGCCTAATGTTTAAAACAATTAAATGGAATACCGGAAGCGCTGCAGAGCGCTTCCGAAACACCAGAAAAAAAATAAAAGAAAATAGAAAAAAGAATAAGGCTGCAAGCTCCCAAGCGGGTGGGCCCTCCCATAAAGAATCAGGGTTCAAGCAGCTCAGGTTGACAAGCGACAAGCTTATAGGATATTATAAGAGACATAGAAGTGAATAAAAAAGAAGCAACCAGAATCACCGGAGGATTGAGCGCGCCAGGCAAAATGCCTGAGGGCTCGTATAACCTGCCGGCTGCCGCATGCCAGACAGGAGCTAAGCTGCGCAAGATCCCGGGCACACCATGCTGGGGCTGCTACGCCTTCAAGGGCCGATATAATTTTCCAAATGTTAGAGACGCGCTATCACGCCGTCTGGGGGCCTTGACTCATCCACAATGGGTTCAGGCAATGGCTGTATTAATTAAAGGAAAAAAATTTTTTAGGTGGCACGACTCAGGAGACATCCAGAGCGCCTGGCACCTCACACAAATATTCAAAGTATGCGAAGCGACGCCAGACACCATGCACTGGCTGCCGACACAAGAGAGACAGTACCTGCCGCTTGAGGGTTCAAGCATTCCCAAAAATTTAATAATAAGATTAAGCAACGCGAAAAATGACACCAAGCCCGGCAGGGCCTGGGACCACTGGTCAACCGTGGTGACTGTGCCCAGAGCTGGCCACGTGTGCCCGGCGCCTGAGCAGGGCAACAACTGCGGCAGCTGTCGCGCGTGCTGGAATAAAGATGTCAAAGAAATTCAATACAAGATTCACTAAATTTTTTCTAGCAGATCTACACAGGAATCGAGGCCACAAGCCAAGGGCTCAAGCCTCAAGCCTGAGGCTGCAAGCTCCCGGATTCTGGAGCCAGGGTACAAGCGTACAAGCTGGTCCAGGGCACAAGCTACCAGGACAAAAGTATTTTTATTATGCTTAATATGAAAAGATATTTGGTGAGGAGAGAACCTTACCAAATTAGACTTTTTTAGACTGGTAACCTTTAATTCAACAGTGAAAAAGTTCCCACTAGGAGCGTACCCCAAAAGATCAGGAGTGCCGAATAAAGCCCAATTTTCCAGCCTTGTCCACGTAATTCTCTTAGACTCATTTTTTAATTTTTTCCAAAGTTCTCGTTCTGTCATAGGTGGTCTAACCCGTCTAAGACAATGTTATAATTTACCGATGATTTTTCCAATATTATATGGAGATTTCTTACACCGAAAAACTAATCTGTGGGTTTCACTATCACCCAAGATCGCGTTCTCAAGTAGCAAGACCTCAGTCATATCGTATATCTCACCGTTTGGTAATTCCACTTGGACTCTCGCGTTCTGAGCAACCTCAGCCTTCATGAACTTCTTCATTACGTGATCTAGAATCTTTCCTGTAATCGCCATTCTGTTGCGCTTATAAAATATCTATTGTATATTGTCAAATATTATGGATGAGAAACGAACTCCCGGCCCCAATAAACAACTGACACCTCAGCAATTAAAATTTGCAACTCTCTTAGTCTATGGTGTCGAAGGAAATCCAATTACAAAAAGTGAAGCGGCGAGACTTGCCGGCTTTTCTGATACTGCGAATGGAGCATCCGTCTACGCAACTCGTTTAACTGATCCCAAAAGATATCCTCTCGTGTGTGCTCACATCAGCAATCTCAGAGATGAAGTAAGGCAAAAATATGGCATTAGTTATGAAGCTCATTTAGAGGAGCTTGGAAAGATTAGGGATATGGCTAAAAAAGATAGCAGGAATCTAGCAGCCGCAGCTACTACTGAAATAGCGCGAGGTAAAGTTGGTGGCTATTATATTGATCAAAAAATTGTAAGACACGGTAACATTGACGACATGAATCTCGCTCAACTCTTTGAGAAGATGAAGAAAATCAGAGAGAGGAACGAGAGAATGGCGAAAGCCAAGCAATTCTTAGATGAAGCTAGTGCGGGATCAATGTCAAAAAGTAAAACATCGCAACAAAAAAAATTATCATTGCCACAACAAACATCTGATCAGGATTCCACATCTTAACTATCTTTTCTTTTTCTTTTTAGCTTTAGCTTTTTTCTTTTTCTTCTTAGCTTTTTTCTTTTTCTTTGGCATATTATTATATTTCTCCTTCAATACGTTATACTTTTCTTCGCTTAACCAGTCAAGATCTCCCCACGCATCGTCATACATTCAACTTCTCCATCTTGGTAATACATTTAATTGGAAATACATTTCTATCTGAAAAGACTTCGTCTGTCTGATCATAACTAGCAAACGTCCATAAAAACTTTTTAGTTCTCTTATACACATACGCAAATGATACCATCTTAGAGCATTCAAACTTATCAAACTCTTCCCTAGTAGCGTGTCCACCGTCCGCTGTGATATCCAGCCATGAGATTTTATAGAAGTAATACTTCTTCTTATTGATGGCGACGTGTTTATATTTTGATTTCTTCCTGAACATACTACTGTATACCCTCCCCCTTATAAAATAGAAATATAGAATAATGAATCATATGCGCGCGTCCCTTAAGTTGTTGGTATTGCTAGCTTTTTGAACAATTGTATCTTTTGTAACCAATTGTATCCTACTAAAAGATACAATTTTGAGCGAATAAGTGTTGGTATACAACAAGAATAACTTTTGTACCAATTGTAACCACTTTTAAAATAAAATAAAAAAAATATTTTTATTTATTGAAATAACAGTATACAAGGGATAAAATGCAATTAATGGCTAATTTCCTTGCTTATCTCTTCGTTTTTGTATCTTTTTGCCTCTTTATTCTGGTTACAATTCCTATAATACTCATCCACTTTACGAAGGAATGCGTGTTGATAGCCGACAAATTCCTTACCCGACACTTCAAACTTCTGAAAAAATTTATCTTTAGAACACATTAGAATGATTCCAGACTGTATCTTGGTGTCATAGATGAAGTTATGGGCCATTGCATAGGCTCCTAATTGAATGAAATAATCATCTATCCATTCCCTTCTTTTGGGCTTGTTGGTTTGTTTAAAGTCTATTATACTTTCGCGTCCGTTATAAATTCCAACCACATCAGTGGCTCCAGCGTACAAATCTGGGTAATATAGGACAACTTCACTGCCCCATATCTCATTTAAGCCAATTAAACCCTGGTTAATAATCTGTTGAGCCATGGGCTCCGCTTCCTTGCCTATGCTCGTCAGGTCCCTGTGCCCTGTTCCCCGAATATACGCGTCGAGATACGTGTGCATGGCAGTGCCACGCAGCGCAGCAACATCACGAATGCGGTCAGCTCCCTGAGCCCCGATCCGTTCTTTCCAGTTCG